GGCGCGCCGAGCGTGCGGTTGCCGGCGATCGTCACCGACGCGAAGCCGAGAAACGCAGCCATGTCGACGGCAATCGTCGCAGCGTCGGTCAGCCCGGGATCCGTCGCCGCCGACCACAGCTTATCGGTCGTCATGACCTTGCCGGCCGTGTTCGCCCGGATGTCAGCCGCGGAAGCAGGGGCCGACCAGTAGGCGATGCACCGCCAGTTGCCCGAGCTGTCGGAGGCGAAGAGCGCCGAGTCGTCCGCCACCGTCGCGATGTTCGCGCCCCCGGGCAGATAGAGGCTGGTCGCGTTGTGGGTGAGCGTCAGGGCGCCGGCGAAGCGAACCAGCCTGATCTTGTTGGCGACCGTTCCGAGGCTCGTGATCGTCGTCGTTCCGGTGATCGCCACCCGCATCGTCGGCGAGGCGCCGATGTCGGTTGTCGAGGCCGAGGCGATCGATGTCGGATCGCCCGTCCGGTGGCTCGCCTGGTCGAGCGAGACGATGGCGACCTTCGTCCATTTCGACGTCCCGTCGGTCTCGAGGCATACCGCGCCATAGGGCGTCGCGAGCTTCAGCGACGTGCCGGCCTCGATCGTGTCGCTCCCCGCGCGCGCGATCGTCAGCGTGTTTGTGACCGAGACGCCGCCCGCCTCGTCGACCACCCACACCCGCGCCCCGGCGTTCAATGCGTTCGCCGCCGGCAGCGTCCAGGTCCGCGCCGCGGTAAGCGCCGCGGTCAGGGCGTAGACCGGCCCGTCCGCCGCCGTGAATGTGTGGTCGGAATCGCCCTGCCCCGTGCGCCCGTCGACGAGGAGATTGGCGCGCGCCGTCTTCTTGTCGGCGACGTCGGAAAGGTTGCTCGCGATCGCGAGCTTCGCGTCGAGAGCCGACTGCTGTGCGGTCGAGACGGGCTTCGCCGTGTCGGCGGTGTTGTCGACATTGCCGAGGCCGACGTCGCTTTTGGCGAGCGCCAGCGCCGTCTTGAACGCCGCGTATGTGCTCCCCTTGAGGAGCTTCCCGCTCGTCCCGTCGAAGAGGGCCGGAGTGCTGTCGGTGGCGCTCGCCGGCCCGATCACCGCGCCGTCGAGATTGGTCTGGACGATCGACCAGCTCGCGCCGACGCCGGCCTGCGTGCCGGAGGATGTTCCGTCGGTCAGGCAGAGGAGAAGGTCGCCTGCTTCGACGTTGATCCCCGACCCGCCGCCTATCTTGCCTGCGACCGAGACCCGATAGGTCCAGCCGCGGTCGGCCGCCGGAAAATTTGGATTGCCGGAGCAATCGACGACGCCCTTGAAGACCATGGCGTCGGCCGCCCCGATGATCGCGGCGGCCGCTGCGTCGGCATAGTCGTTCGCGTCCGCGAGCGCCGCGTCGACCTCGGCCTCGGTGTAGTAGCGGTCGTCGTGGTCGTGCGCATCGGGCGGAAAGGTCGAGGGCTTTCCGGTGATGTCGGCCCAGGCGTTCGATCCGGCCGGTCCCGTCGGTCCCGCCGGGCCCTGCGGGCCCGTGTCGCCGTCGTCGCCCTTCGCCCCCTGGATGCCTTGCGCGCCGGTCGCCCCGGTCGCCCCGGTCGCGCCCGTGGCGCCTGTCGGGCCTTCCGGCCCGGTGATGTCGGCGAGCGGGACCAGGTTCTGCCAGGCCGGGTCGGAGGTGTATTTCCACTGCAGATACGTGGTCGAGCGGCGGAACTCGACGTTTCGCCCGTCCGCCCCGTCCTCACCCGGATCGCCCTGGTCGCCCTTGAGGTCGACCCCGGTCCCCTCGCTGCCGTCCGGGTTGCCGATATGGAGGATTGTGCCGTCCCAGCTGTGCGGCGGGACGTTCATGGCGATGATGTCTGCGATCTCCGCCTGGCGGGCGGCGATCTCGTCGCGCAGCGCCTTGGCGTCGACCCGGGAAGCCTCCGCGTTCGCAGCGCTCGCGTCCACGGCCGCGGAAAGCGCGCCGATCTCGCCTCGAAGCTTGATCGCGAGCGTGAGCGCCGCCTGCGCCTGCGGGTCGAGCGCGCTCATTTCACGTCCTTGAGCAACGTCGCCACGATGAAGGTCGAGGACTTCACCTGGAAGAACAGCCAGTCCTCGGCGTTCGCCGCCGTGGAGAGGATCGGCGCGGAGCCGGCGACGAACTTCCACACCGAGTTGTAGGAGAGCGTGCGGGAGCCGGTCGCGTCCTGCTTGATCACGATCACTCCGGAAAGCCCGTTCTTGGTGTGGGTCGGCGCGCCGAGCGTGCGGTTGCCGGCGATCGTCAGCGTCCGGTTCCAGCCGTCGTCGAGGTCGGTGGCGATCGTCGCCTGATCGGTCAGCGCCACGAAATCGGCCGACGACCACACTTTGTCGGTCGACAGGATCTTTGAGGCTGTGTTGTTCCGCCATTGCGCAAGCGTCGCGATGTCGGCGATCGCGATCTTTGTGGCGATCAGGCTGCTGATCGTCGCGGAAAAATTGGCGTCGTCGCCGAGCGCGTCGGCGAGCTCCTTCAGCGTGTTGAGGGCGCCTGGAGCGCCGGCGACCAGGTCGGCGAGGAAGGTGTCGATCTGCGTCTTGGTGTAGTAGGTCGACGGATCGAAGAGCGCCGCGGCGATGGCGCTCGCCGCCGCCGCTGCGGCGCTTGCCGCCGCGGCGATCTTGCTCGCGCTCGCATCGGCTGCGGCCGGAACCGCCTCGTCGCGCGCCTCGACCGTCTCGTCCCGTGCGGCGAGCGTCGTCGCCGCGGCGTTGATCATGGCGAGCGCCGCGCCCGGCGTGCCGGAGATCACCCAGTCGTCGAACGGGCCGGGATCGCCGACAATCGAGACGATCTCGGCCGCGAGCTCGCCATGCTCGCGGTCGTAATCGATGAGCTGCGCGATCGCGTAATCCTCGACCACGTCGTCGTGCTGCAGCACCAAAAAAGGCGGCGGCGTGAAGAGGTCGCGCTCCGCTCCCTCGTCGATCGTGAAATGTGCGGTCGTGCTCTCCTCCAGGACGACTTCGGTCGCGCTGGTCGCCACCAGGAAGCCGAGGCTCGACACCGCCAGGATCTTTTCCATCGCCGGGAGCAGCACGGAATCGAGCCGCGCCAGGCCGACCTCGCGCAGGTCGAATAGCGCCGCGTCTATCGCCGGCTTCAGCGTCTCGATCGCGGCGAGCCGCGCCGCGATGTCGCCGGCGACGATCTTGTTCCACAGCGCCGCGTCGAGCACGGTGGTGCGGTTGACGGTGTAGCTCTGCGGTGCGGGCATGCCTGTCGCTTGTGCTTCGCTGGACCTTCTAGCCGCGGGTCGGCGCGTCCTCGTCCCGTTCCACCGCGCCGTCGGCCTTGAGAGCCTCGAAGACCGCCGGGCTCACGGTGTAGGGGTTGTGCTTGGGGCTGAAGCGGAGCGCGCCGACGCGCGTCGCCTTCGACAGCCAGACTTTCTTCATCGCGGTCCCCGCTTCCGGCGACAGCGGGGTTTCAGAAACGGCTTCTCCCTCTCCCACCCCGGCGCCCGGGGCGGGCTGTTTCGCTTTGGCCATGAGTAAAGGTCCTTCGGGCTTATGCGGTCGCGACGTAGTCGACCTGGCTCACATGGAAGAGGTTGTTGACGTTGTCCGTCGCCCCCTCGACGATGGTGCGGATCGAGGTGGTGGACGGGACGCTGAACACGCCCGTCCGCTCGATCGTGCCGATCAGGGTCTCCAAGTCGGAGACGCTCGAGGCGCTGTACTCGGTGGAGCCGGAGCGCACCTTCAGCACCGCGTCATGATGCGCCTCGTCGAAGCGCTCGAGCACCGCCTTGACCGTGATGGTGGTCGAGGCGGCGGCAAGAGTGCGGGCCACCGAGACGTGGCGAAAATCGTCGTCGGGACGCGACACCTTCACCACCGAGCCGGGAAGCGTGATGCCCGGATGCATGCCACGCGAGCCGGTCAGGATGGCGCGCAGCCCGATCGTGGCAGGGAGCGGCGTCAACGGCGAAGGCTGCGACGGATCGAAGGTCTTCCAGACGCCGGCGACCTGGACCTCCCATTCGAGCTGCGTGGAGTCCGGCACGATCATGTCGGCGAGAATGTCGAGCGAGGCGATGCCGCCGGCGAGCGCGATCGGGTCGAACAGGATCTCGCAGCGCGCGGCGCGGAAGCTCGCGATCCCGATGTCGACCATGAAATTGTGCGCCGGGTCGCTCTGCCAGAACCCGGAATTGTTGCGGAAGAACAGCGTGCCGTCGAGATATTGCGAGGCGTCGGTGACGGCGACGTTGTGGTTTCCTGGGGTGATGACGCCGCAGCCGTAGCGCTTTCCGGCTTTCAGAAAGGTCGGCGGGAAGGCGTAGCGCGGGTTGTTGCCGCCGGCGGCGCCGCCGAGCCGCAGCGAGGCGCGCGGCACGGTCACGTAGTTCAGCACGTTGTTGAAGTCGGGCGTCCCCGACTCCGTCACCTCGCAAAGCAGAAAGGTGACGTCGCCGGTCGTTCCGAGCTGCGGGAACGGCACTCCGAGCCCGACCACCCAGATGTCCTGCGCCACCAGGAACGTTTGCACCCATGGGTAGCCGCCAAAAATCTCCGGCGAGCCGGAGGTGCGCGTCCAGTAGGGCAGGATGATCGTGTCGCGCCACCGTTTGGCGACGCGGTAGATGACCACGCCGCTGGCGTCGGTCTGGTTGGTAGGGAGCGCCTGGAACTCCTCGCCGTTCTTGGTGAAGATGAAGGAGGCCGGGTCGGTCCAGCGGCCGTTCCCCCACCAGCTCGACGAGGCGCTGACGTAGAATTCCTCGCCGAAGCGCATGCGCGTGCGCGCCATGTTCGCATGGACGATGGAGGAATCCTCGTAATTGAACTGGTTCAGCGCGATGTTGCCGGAATTCCCGCGGATCTGCCGCCAGCGGATCTCGTCCCAGGCCGGCAGGATGAGGCCGCTCGAGTTCTTGATGTTGGCGTCGAGCGGATTGGCGAGCGCGAGCTCCTCGCCGTCCGCGCCGTTGTCGGCGGCGCTCGGGAAGCGGAGCGCCTCGTTGATCTTCGCCTTGTAGCCGGAGAACGCCGGGTCGCTCTCCTCCTCGTCCAGGAAGAAGTCGGCGCCGTAATCGTTGTAATCGTCCGGGAGATCGAGCTTCTCCTTGGTGCGCGCCGTATCGAAGGCGATTCGCTGCACGAACGGCATGTCGGCCTTCGATTTGAGAGCGTTCCTGAGCGCCGCCATGTCTGCCTCGAGCGTCGCCAGCCGCGGCCCGAGGTCCTCGATCTCCTCGCCGACCTCCTCGGCGAGATCGTGCGTCTCGCGCACGTTCTTGAGCCGGTTCGCCTCGATCATCTCGATCGACTCGACGCCCGTCGAGTTGAGCGTGACATAGGCGACGGCGAGCACGTTGGAATCGGGCGGAAACGGCGTCGGCGCGGCCGACTCGTTGCCGAGGATGCGCGACACCTGCGCGATGCGCCAGGATTCGGTGGCGACCGCGCGCGCCTCCGTGGTGCGGTTCACCACGTCGGTCAAAAACTCCCGCTGCTCGGTCTTGGTGTTGGTCGGCAGCGACCCGGCGACCACAATGGTGGCGATGCGCTTGGTGACGACGGGCAGGTCGAGCACGAAGTCGATCTCGATCCCGCCGTCGTCGTCGCGGAAGAAGACCTGGCCGCCATTGTAGTAGCGGCCGAGCCCGACCGTCACCACGGTCTGCGCGGTCTTTACCGTATTGAAGCCCCAATAGGCCTTCAGCGGATCGATGCCGTCGTGCACGACGTGATCGAGGCTGTCGCGGCTGAAGGCGCCGATCTCGTTCAGGTCGTCCGAGGTCGCCTTCTGGAATTCGCTGAATTCGACGATCTTTTCCATGGTGTGCGTGCCTTTGCCCTAAAGCCGGAACGGCGCCCGGCTGGAGAAGGTCTTCGACCCGTCGAGAAGCGGCCGGTCGCCGAACTGCAGCGGGCGGGTGGTTTCGAAGGTGACGAGGAGCGTGTCGCGCAGCGCCATCGCTGCGGTGAGCGCTCGAAAGGCGCGCTCGACCAGCGTCAGATTGTCCGGCGCCAGGAAGTCGTATCCGACGAAGCCCTGATCGCACATGAGTTCCGAGACCGGAGCGCGCCGCGGCGCCGATACGATCATCTCGGCCGTGTAGGCGGGCATGCCGATCCGCGCGTCGTCGAGGAAGTCGCCGACCGTCCCGAGCGGCGCGTCCACCTCCGGGTCGAACAGCCGCAGCCGGTCGAAGATCAGGTCGAGGGCATTGTCCGGAACCAGATAGGAGCGCCCGCCCAAAAAATCCCCGTCAAGCATCAGCGACCAGCCGGCGTCGCCGACAAGACTTCCACGTTCGTAGCGCGGCGTGATTGGGTCGAGGCCGGGCGTCACGTAGGTGATCGAAAAGTCCGACTCGAAATGGTCGTAGGCGCGGTCGAGCTCGTAGGTGACGAGCCGCGCGCGCTCCTCGTTGCCGTCGAGATAGGCGGCGTCGCAGAAATCGGCGTCGAGCATCAGCCCGGCCCCGGCCTTTCCCGGGATCGCCACCCGCTCGAAGTCGACCGCGTGGTTCTCCACAATTCGCGTTTCGAGCCGGTAGGTTTTGAGCGGTATCTCGGCGCCCGGCCGGAACAGCGTCCCGCGCCGGCCGTAGAGGACCTCGCCGCGATCGGCCGGCAGGAAGCGGTCATCCAAGAAGCTCTCGCCGAGCCAGACGCCGCCATCGTCGCGATCGCGGAGCCGCGCGAAATAGACCCGGATCTCCGGCAAGAGCGCGTAATAGGCGTCAAGCTCCGCCTTGCTCGGCCCGCCGGCGAGATGCATGCCCTGCGGCTGCGTCACCACCTGGATCAGCCCGAGCTCGCGGCCCGGTTCCGACATGACGTCGAGCGCCATCTCGAAGGCGCGGAGCGTCCCGCGGCGCGCCTTGAACTCCCATTGGGCGGCGACCCAGCTCCGCTTCTTCTCCTCGCTCCAGTCCTCGTCCCAGAGCGTCACTCCCATCGCCCAGGCGAGATAGGGCAGGTTCCGGGGAAGGACCTTCCACGGATCCCAGTTCTCGATGACGAGCTCGGCGTTGATGCCGAGGAGATGCTCGCCCTCCACGTCGGCGAGCGCCTGCTCGAGCGCCGCGGCCGCCGGATAAAGGAGCTGCGAGCCGGGCTTTGCGACTTCCGCGCCGCGAGGGTCGAAGCTCATTCGGCCCGCCCCATCAGCCGCACCTCGACGCTCTCGACCTTGACCGCCTCGGTCGGGCCGGCGGCGATGTCGGCCGTCGGCTCGTCGATCAAAGCGTTCTGCACGCCGGGCGCGTGCAGCGCCGCATGCAGGGCGTTGCGCGTATGGTCGTAGCCGAGCCAGCGCTGCTCCTCGATCAGCGCCGCGATGCGCTGGTTGACGGAGGCGAGAACGACGTCCGCGTCAGGACCGGGGAAAAGCCAGATTTTGGCCTTGTAGCCGGTGACCAGCAGCCGCGGCGCGCGCACGATCACCACGTCGGTGAGCGGCTTCACCCCAGGATCGTGCAGGCGCTGCCGCACCCGCTCGAGCTCGTCGGCGGTCGGGCGCGGGTCGGCCCGCTCCGACATCGCCGTCACCACCACGACCGGCTCGTTCACGCTCCGCTTCACCATCGTGACCGACACGTCGCGGAGCGACGGCTCGGCGGTGAGCGCCTGGAACTGATAGGCCTCGGCCGCGCCCGCCGTGGTGAAGGAATTGGCGGAGAGCCAGATTCTTCGGCGGTAGCGCTCGTCGCTCTCGCCGTCCTGCCGCGGCACGCCGCCCGGATAGCGGCTCGCGATCCCGTCGAGGTCGCCGTCGGAGGCGAAGGCGAGAGTGGTCGCCCGCGTCGCCTGGTTCACCCGGTCGCGCAAGAGGAGCTCGAAATAGGTCGCGAGCTCCTCGGTGATCTTGAGCGGATCGAATTCCAGCCCGTCGACGTCGTATTGCGCGCCGAACGGCGGGTCGGCCGCCGCCCAGAGCTCCTTCAGCTTAGTGAGCCGCTGCCGGAGCAGCGCTTCGGAATCGAGGCTCTCCAGCACCTCGAGCGGCGGGAGCGTCGAGATGTCGATGACGGAGAAGCGGCTGCTCATGCCGGAATCCGGTCGAAGGCGCTGCGCGCCCGGCGGACGATGCCGATCGTGCGGCGGCCCTCGGGCGTGAAGTCGCCGAGATGCCCGCGCGGCCGGCGGATGCTTTCCAGCCGGAAGGTGATGTGGCCGGCGCGGAGCTCCTCGGTGCTGGTCAGGCTCTGCTCCGGATTTCCGGTGCCGTCGCGCGACAGCACCCGCACGCGGGTGATGCGAACGTTCGGCTCGAAGAGGTCGAGCGCGGTGAAGATCGCCCAGTAGAAGCGTGCGATCACCCGCTTAACCGCCGATTGGCCGAGGAGATGGGGGACGAACGACCCGCACCAGCGCCTGAGCACGCGCGTGTGGTAGCGGGTCGAAAAGATGATGAAGAGCGACTGGTCCTCGTGCCGCTCGCCGATGATCATCTTGCCGGTGAGGCGGTCCATGCCGACGCGCACCGGCGCAAGCGGCCGCCGCCGGTCGGAATCCGGCCAGAGATAGTCGTAGAGCGTGCGCGGCTCGTAGACCGAGATGGACATTTAGCGCCGGCGCCGGCCGCGCGCTTCCGTCTCCTCCGCCTCCGGATAGGGAGGCGCGGAAGCCTCCATCGCGGTCGCCGGCGCTTGCGGCGCCGCGTCGGCGATCGCGCCCTGGTCGATGAACCAGCGCGCCTCCGCGTCGGTGAGCTTCACGGTGCGGTCGGCGGCGATCTTTTGGCCGGCGATGTCGTCGGCGATGCGCTGATCGAGCACATGAAAAGTCCGCCTTGCGGCTTTCTTGGCAGCAAGCGCCATGATGTCTCTCCTTGGGGAAGGCCGGTCAGGTCTGTTGCGATTGCGGCCGCGGATTGTCGCGGCCCTTCTCGATCACGCTG